AAAGACCTGAGAAAAATTTATGGCTCCGGCAATAACGCAGTTCATGCGTTGGATGGAGTGGATTTAAGTGGTGCCGTCAAGATTTGGACCTGTTGACAAAGTGGCGCGCAGATCCTTTCTGTGGTAAAATAAATTCAACAAAGTTAAATTTGCCATGCGCGGAATAAATTATGTTGGCCGAAAACCTGTACCATTTTTCTAAGCAGAAACTTTGTAAGAAATTCGTAAGACTTTCGTCGATTTGTTTGTAAGGCTCCACCGCTACAATGGAGACAGCTTCAAGGGAGGAACTCGCTATGAACGAATGTATTCTCGTGGTCGATGATGACCGTGAGATCGTAGGGGCTATCGCCATCGTGCTGGAGCGGGAGGGGTATACCGTCCGCAGGGCATACGATGGGTTGGAAGCGGTGGAGCAGGCGCTTGACCCGGCGGTACGGCTCATCCTTATCGACGTGATGATGCCGAAGCTTGACGGGCTTTCCGCCCTCATGCGCATCCGGGAAAAGCGGAACCTGCCGGTCATCGTTCTCTCTGCCAAAAGTGAGGATACCGACAAGATCCTCGGCCTCTCCATGGGGGCGGATGACTATGTGACCAAGCCCTATAATCCCCAGGAGTTGGCCGCCCGGGTACGGAGCCAGCTGCGCCGCTACACCCTGCTGGGAGATGTTCACGCGGAGAAGCGTGAGGGCGAGATTGTCAACGGACGCCTGTCCTATGACCCAGAGCGCCGTGAACTGAAGGCGGACGGCGAACTGGTAAAGCTCACTGCCACAGAGTTGAAGATTGTGGATCTGCTGATGCGAAATCCCGGACGGGTGTTTCCAGCGGAGGAAATCTATCAGCGGGTCTGGCAGTCTGACAGCTACGCCTGTGAGAATACGGTGATGGTTCACATCCGGCGCATTCGTGAGAAAATCGAGTTGAATCCCAAGGAGCCAGACTATATCAAGGTGGTGTGGGGTATTGGATACAAAATGGAACAACACAACTGAAACTGTGGAAATCGAGCCTGTAATGCCGCAGAGAAAGGGGACCGGTTTGCGCGCCGCGGCGGCTTTTCTGACGTTTTTCCTGGGCGTGAGCTTGACGCTGGGCAGTCTGTGTGGTGCCGTAGGGCGCCGGGCTATTGGAAGTGATTATGCGGAATGGTGGCAGAACGACTGGCAGGAAACACCGGTGTTCCGCAATCGTATCTCCAACGATCTGGAATCCTTTCTGGCGATAGGCGTTGGGAGAACGGTGGACTGGTATCATCCGGATTATTCTGTTGAGGATACCGCATCCGGAACAGGTACGATCTGGTTCTTTGCGGATACACCAACGGCAAGCTGTGAAACATCATCCGCTGAAGCGCAGGACACGTCTCCAGATTCCGCGTACAAGCACGATCTAAACACGATTTATGCGATTCGCGCAGCCGATGGCAAAAAATACAGCAATCTGGAAGAAGTGACCGGTTACCGGATGGCGCTGGATGAATACAGCAAGCTGCCGAAGGGCTACAACTTCCTGCTGATCTATGAGGACGGCAAAGTCTCCATTTGGAAGGACGGCAAAAAGCTGTCCGTCTATGACAGCGATAACATTCTGGATGAGGACTCTCTTTGGAATGTCCCCGGCTATACCAATTTCAAGGTCGGCGAGGAAGAGGCAAAGGTTACCATAAAAATGGCTGTGCGGCAAATCCCCATTCTCTACAAGGGCAGCAACAGCTATTCGTACAACTCCCTCTACTGGATATACCGGAGCCTTCAGAACAGCCACGAGGCGTGGAGATCGCTTGCAATTTCCTTCTGCGTGGGGCTCGTGCTGCTTGCAGCATGGTTCGTGCTGAGGAAGGAGCGGTACGCGGCAGATCAAGCCATCGCCAAAGTGACCTTCCATATCTGGACGGAACTGCGCTTCCTTGCGGTGTTCCTGTGCCTGCTTTGTCTGACGGTTCCCATGCTGGCGGCTGCTGACGGCTATCTCTGGTGGTATCCGGATGATGTGTCTTATACGATAATGCAGACCCTCCGCTGCTTCGGCGCGGGGTTGCCCAATCCCGGCGCGGCGCTGGGGCTATTCTGGGCGGTATGGTTCATCCGTAATGACCACCATTATCATCCCGCCGAAACGCGCAAGAGCCTATACCGTACCGTATCCAGCGCCATGCGGAAAAATGAATTGGCCTATCCCATACAGAAGCGGATCAATCGCCGGATCGCCATTCGTAATTTGGCAACGGTTCTCGCCGTGCTGGGTTCTTTCGCTCTTTTGTACATTTATCTTGAAACCTATGACGAAATCGCGCTCTTGGGTATGTGCGCCGTTTGGCTGGTGCTTGGCCTGCTCTCCTCGATTTTGTGGGGACGCCGCGAACGGGCGCTCGCCCGTGATTTTGGGCTGCTGGCCGACCATGTGGCCGCGGTCCAGAGCGGCGAGTTGACCACACCGCTGGATCTGCCTGTGGATGCAGACCTGCGTGAGACCGCCGAACGGCTCAACAGTATCCAGTCCGGCCTAAAGGCAGCGGTGGCAGAGCAGACCCGCAGTGAGCGCATGAAGGTGGAGTTGATCTCCAATGTATCCCACGATCTGAAAACGCCGCTGACCTCCATCCTCAGCTATTCTGAACTGTTGATGCAGGAGCCGCTGGAGGGAGCGGCCTCGGATTACGCACAGATCATCCAGCAAAAGGCATTGCGGCTCAAGAGTATGGTGCAGGATGTGTTTGAGATCAGCAAAGCCGCCAGCGACCAGCTCCCCGTGAAGCCGGAGGTGCTGGACTTTGGCAAGCTCCTGCGTCAAACCCTTGCCGACATGGATGGCGAGATTCAAAAATCCGGCCTGACCTTCAAGCTTGACCTGCCGGAGCAGCCGGTTGAGATCACGGCCGACGGTACGCGCCTGTACCGGGTGTTCCAGAATCTCCTTCAGAATGCCCTCAATTACAGCTTGCCTGGGAGCCGCGTCTATCTCTCTCTGAAAACCATCGACAAGGCGGCAGTCGCCTCCCTTCGCAATACCTCCCGCAATGAGCTGCCGGAAGGTGTGGACTTCACCGCCCGGTTTGTGCGGGGTGACGAGAGTCGCACGGATGGCGGCACCGGCTTGGGCCTGTCTGTTGCCAAGAGCTTTACCGAGGCCTGCGGCGGCACCTTCCGGGTGGAAACCATGGCGGATCTCTTCACCGCCATCGTGAGCTTTCCCTTGTCCATGCATAAACCCAAGCAGTGAACGATGCAAATATAAGGAGACATGGGTTGAACGACAAAAAGAGGATGGCACTGGCGGAGATGTTTGCCCTGCGACCCACACCATGACCCACGAGCAGAAAAAACGGGGCGGAAACAACGGAACGGAGCGCACCTGCGGGTGATGAGATTTTGTGGAAAACCCGCTTATTGCCGCTGAAACCGTGCGGAAGGCGTCCCTATCGAATCTTCGCACGCATGAGGCCACTGGTTCGAGTCCAGTAGTCTCCACCACAAGAAACCCTGTAGTCGCAACGGCTACAGGGTTTTTATTTTTTCCGAGTACACACAAAAGTACACACTTGATATTTATTTCAGCGAAATCACATCGTCAAACGCCTGCTCTGTATAAGCGGCAGCCTTTGCCAAGTCCCCCGCCATCTGATGCCCATAGGTGCCCTCGGTATCCATATCTTGGCTGTGCCCGATGGTCATCTTCTTCAGACCCTCCGGCATTTCCTTGTTGACACTGACATAGGTGTGCCGGAGCTCATAAAGCGAGGTGTGCGGGATTTTATTGAACTTGCAGTACCTCCCCCATGCTCTGTAAAAATTCTTATGGACCAGGCAGCCGCCGTCCGGAGCTGGGAAAAGATATGGGGAAACTATACTATACTGCCGCAGCATAGTCCGCTGGGCCTCCACTTCCCTCTTTGCCCTGCTGGACAATTGGAAGGTCCGCCGGGCGTTATTATTTTTCCCCTGCGTGGCCTCATCGTGAACATTGATAGCGCCCCGGACAGTGACCCTCGTGCCTTGAATATCGTTTTTGTCCTCCAGCGCACGCAGCTCCCCCGGCCGGAGCCCGGTCAGGACCGCAAAGCGATAAGCGTGGACATAGAAGTCCTCTGTAGGCTTCCCCCGCCACAGCGTTGTGCTGCAGGAGAAGAGTGTTTTCAGGCCGTCCGGCGACACAATTCTTTTCTCGGACTTTTTGGCGCCGGCGGGGATAGTGAGATCTTCCGGGTGCAGACTGGTCTTGCCCCGCTTCCGGCACCATTTCAGCCAATTCAAGAGACAGCCCCGGACATCCCGCAGCGTCTTATCGGCGAGGTTATTCTTGGAATATGCCAGGTCAATCACGGCCTGCAGGTCGCCTTCAGTAAGCTTGTTCATGCGGAACACGCCGATGACGGGCTGGATGTAGAGGCGGATAAAACCACTGTACTGTGAAGCGTGGCTCTTGCTCTTGGTTTCCTTCAGGTAGTCTGTATACTGATTCAGGAACACATCCACCCGGGTTTTTTCGGAGGTTGTATGATCCTTCAACCACTTCTCTGCCTTCCGTTCGGCGTCAGCTTTGCCGCGCCGGCCAGCGAGGGCGCTGGTGAAGGTCTTACGGACGCCGTTGTCCTGTACGTTGATCTGCCAGCGGCTCCGGCTCTCAATCCATGCGGCCTCATTTTTTCTTTCTGACATAAAAACTCCTTTCATCTTGCCACCAGCACCCTTTCGTGGTAAGATAAAAGGGCGCAGTGGTGCCTTGCTGGTACTACTTGGTTCTCTTTTCTGTGGTGGTTAAGGGGCTTGCGCACATACCGTCCTCGGTGCTGGTAACACCGGGGGCGGTTTTTTATGTGCTATATTTTCCGGATAATACCATATCGTCCAACATATCAACAGCCTTTGCCTGTCCCTCGGGATTCAACTGCGCATATAATTTATAGATTTTTGCATTTTCTTGGCTATGAAGCAGTGCATGAAGCCAGGCACCGAACGTTTTTTCACCCGCCCATACAGAAACTGGAACACCGTAAGTTTCTTCAAGAAGTTTAAATTCTTTCTTGAGAAAAGTATTCTTGTTGATGATCAGGCGCTCAATGGTTTTCCGATCAACTCCGAGATCTTCTTGCATCTCCGGAATATTCAGATTTAGAGCTGTTGTTACATCAACAAATATACGGCCTAATTTATCAGTTTTATTATTGTCCTCTACTAAATCTGCTTTCTTAATGCCAAAGTAGTGAGATAGTATTTCAATTTTGTCGATCCGGGGATATTTTTCAGCGCTTAGCCACCCGCTTACGGTGGAATATTTAAAATTCAGATCTTCGCAGAGCTTATTTTGGTCTATGCCTGCTTGATCCATGTAGTGTTGTAAATTTTCCGCAAAGGCTTTCTTGCTGCTTTTGGCCCCTGCTTTTGGCCGTATTTTGTGGGTAATATCGAAAAAGTGCTTTGTGCTATCTTCTTCTGTCAAGTATTTCTGGAGTTCATCTGTTGAAACAGTAAACTCAATTGGGTTTGAATAATCGTCCCATCCCATTAAATGGGCTGGGGTTGTTTGCAAAATAGCGGCGAGAGGTTCAAGTATATCACCAGGGACCTTATCAATGTCTCCGTTTTCGTATCTATAAATTGTCGCAGGTGAAAGATTGAGATGGTTAGCAATATACTCTGCAGATAGCCCTAATTCCTTACGGCGAGCTTTCATTCTCTGTCCTGTAGACATTTAACATTCCTCCTTCTAAATTTAATATATATCGCAACTTGCAAAAACGCAAGATGCTTTTGCAAAAAACTTACAAAAAATCGCAAAAATGCGAAATTAGCTATTGACAAAGTAGACCTGTCGAGATAGTATAGACACATGAACTCGCATTTGTGCGAGATTGGAGGTGGAACTGTGTGTACGAATATGGCAAAGCTAAAGGGCAAGATTGCGGAGTGCGGAATGACGCAGGAGGAAGTTGCCGAAAGACTCGGCGTTGATAGTAGTACTTTTTCGAGAAAAATGAAGGCAGATGGCCTTTCTTTTACGGTAGAACAAATGCACAAGCTTGTGGAAATCCTTAATATGACGCCGCAAGAGGCAATTCAAATTTTTTTACAGTAAAACTCGCATTTATGCGAGCATAAGACTGAAGGCATGCATGCCATCAGTCGACCAAGATGCAAAAAAGCAGGCCTCTTAACCACCACAGAAACTATGAAAGGAAGTGCCCGAATGAAGATACCACGCTACGGAAAACTGTCTGCCCGTCTCCGGGAGTTAGGGCTGACGCAAAATGATCTGGCCTATGCGCTGAACCTCTCCCCCGGCCCGGTCAGCCAAAGGATGCAAGGCGACGTCGCCTGGAATATCGAGGAAATGTACCGAACCATGGAACTCTGCCGAATCAGCCCAGAGGAGATGCACATCTATTTCCCCGACCCGACCACAACAAAGAAAAGAGGTATCGTAGCATGAGCCAGAGAAGTGAAAAACTGCATCGGCAGGTTGCCCAGCTCCGGGCCGATGTGGACGCCCTGCAGGTCGCTTGGCTGTCCCAGCAGCACTGTGATGCCGTCGAACTGGCAGCCGCAGCGGAACGCACTCGACAAGCACACCGCAGAGCCAGTGAGGCCCAACGCACCGCCAGGGCTTGGAAGCTGAACGCCATTTTGACGCTG